ACCTGACGTAAAAAAATTTCCCTCAAATTCAATGAAAGGAGGGTATAAAATGGCGATTTCTAAAAATGTGGAATTAAACGCAAAGCATTTAACAAAAGAGGAAAGACGCACACGCCAAGAAACAGAAAATATACTAAAAGGCGATTTGTCCAACCTAGAACCACCTAGCGCACTTAATGCTAATCAGAAAAAAATCTTTCGCAACATTGTAAAAGAATTAAAAGCGAGCAGAATCTTAGGAAATATCGATTCTTATTTTATGGAAATGGGCGTAATCGCTATTGACCGATTACAAAATATTGAAAAAGAAATCAATCGAGACTTTTCTCGAATTTATGATAAAGAGCTGATGAATGCGAAAAGCAAATATACAACCGACTTCTTTAAATTTGTCCAAGAAGCCTGTCTATCGCCTCAATCGAGAGCAAAGATGGGTGTTATTGCGACACAGAAGAAAATAGAAGAAGCCGATCCATTACTGAAAGTGCTTAAAGGTAGTTGAATTCGATGTTATTTGAAAAAGCAAAGGAATATGCCCACAAAGTCATTTCGGGCGAAGAAATAGCAAATAAATGGGTTAAAATACAATGTCGCATTTTCTTAAACGATCTGGAACTCCAAGAAGATGATGAGTTCCTTTTCTATTTCGACCATAATGAATTAAAAAAAGTTGAAGGCATACTAAGCCTCTTAAACTTTGCGACAGGTTTAGGCGTAGTAGGTTCAAATATATTAACGGGGCTTAGGGGATTCCAAGCCTTTTTTTTGTGCAATATTTTTGGTTGGCGATTTAAGGCGAATTCAGAGAAGTATAGATACAGAGATGTAACCCTTTTCATACCGAGAAAAAATGGAAAAACTTGGCTTAGTGCGCTGGTAATTATTATTTTGATGTTGACAGAAGACAAATTTAGTGAATTTTATTCAATCTGTAAAGATCGTGAATTAGCTGGTGAAGTAAAAAAGGCGATTAGCCAAGTACTCAACGCAAGTCCTAGCATTGGCAAATATTTTGTTATACCAAAAACATTATCTGGGAAAGTTTTATGTAAATTGACCAATTCTTTTTATCAACCTAGAACGGCTGATGCAAGCGCTAACAATGCAATTCGCCCAAGTGCTTTCATCGCAGATGAATGTGGAGCGTTCAAGGATTATAGCAATATCAATGCTATGAAATCTGGACAACTATCTGTTAAAAATCCTTTGCGCTTTAAGCTTACTACGGCTTATGCGGAAGACCAAAGCATTATGCTTGAAGAATTAGCCTATATCAAAAAGGTTTTTAACGGTTCAATTAAAGATGATCGTATGTTTGCTTTGCTTTATTTCGCAGAAGAAGAACATTTATGGGACGATCACGGCTTATTTGAGTCGAATCCACTCAGAATTGAAGAAAATTATCAAGAAATTCGGGATAATCGCCAAAATGCTATTGAAAAGCCAGCAGAACGTGAAGAATACCTCTGTAAGCATATGAATCATTTTCTACCGACCAATTCGGGCGAAGCTTACATAGAAATTGAGGATTTACGCAAATGTAAGATAAAAGAGTTCGATTGGTCTGGGCGATTGGTGTGGATCGGGATTGATCTTGCCATGACAACAGATAACTGCGCCGTATCAATAGTCACAGAGGAAGATTTGAAAATATATGCAGATTCCTTTGCTTTTGTGCCGACTGAACGCATACCAGAAAAGAATCGTATGGAAAAAATTAATTATTATGATTTTATCAAAGAAGGAAAATGTTTCGCCTGTGGTGATGCGACAGTAGATTACAACTTTATTGAACAAATAATTTTAGAAACTGAGGCGAAATATAATGTCGTGGTTATGGGTGTTGGGTATGACCGTTACAATTGCTTATCTACGGCACAAAAACTCGAAAACGCTGGGATGAAAACGGTCGAAGTTAAACAACATTCATCAGTTTTACACCCAGCAACCAAATTGCTGAAAGAAAAAGTCTTAAATCGTGAATTTTTTTACTTAGAAAACGAATTGCTCGAAATTAACTTCCAAAATGCAAAAGTAGTCGAAAATAACAACAAAGATACCTATATCAACAAAAAGAAATCGACAGGTAAAGTGGATATGGTCGCATCTTTGATTAATGCCGTTTATTTGTTGCAAATAGACGTTATTTTCAATACTGATGCGGATTGGTCTATTCAAGTATTTTAAAATTCAGTCACTAGTAGGTGCTAATACGTGCGAAATCCTTTCAAAAGAGAAAAAAGACAAACTCTAGAAGAAATTCTTATACAAGGCGGTCTTTTAACAAGTACCGTTTCTAAGGCACAAGCCCTTAATATACCAGCGCTTAGTGCCTGTGTAGAGCTGATTGCAACAACCGTTGCAAGTCTACCTATAAAGCTATATCAAGAGGAAAAAACCTCGGCAACAAAACCACTCGAAGATCCTCGGACGGATTTTTTAAATGGGGATACAAACGATACTATGGACGGATTTCAATTTAAAAGGGCTTTAATCGAAGATTACTTAATACACGGAGGCGGTTACGCCTTTATTAATCGTTCTAGAAATGCCGTGAAAAGCTTGCATTATGTAGATACAAATGTGGTCGCTATTGATGTGGGCGCTGATCCTATTTATAAAAAGGCGAATATCCAAGTAAACGGTGAAATGTTTCGAGAATTTCAATTCATTAAAATGCTTAGAAAATCCCGAAATGGCGTGACAGGGACAGGCATTCTTAAAGAAAACAATGTCATGCTCTCTGTAGCTTACAATTCGATGATTTATGAAGAAACTATGGTCAAAAGTGGCGGAAATAAGCGTGGATTTTTAAAATCCCAAGGGCGCTTAAGTAAAGAAGCTATGGACGAATTGAAGCTAGGCTGGAAAAACCTCTACGGCAACTCGACCGAAAATGTCATGGTGCTTAATAATGGTCTGGATTTCGCTGAAGCTTCTCAGACTTCAGTCGAATTGCAATTAAGCGAGCATAAAAAAGCAAACTCGGCTCAAATTTGCCAATTATTCTTAGTGCCTCCCAACATTTTAAGTGGTGATGCTAAGGAAGAAGAATATAACAATTGGATTAAAGTGTGTATTTTACCAATTCTTGCTGCTTTCGAAACTGCCTTAAATAAAGACCTACTTTTGCCGAGCGAAAAAGAAAAATTTTACTTTGCTTTCGATACGACCGAATTAACCAAAGCTGATATTGAAAAACGCTTTTCAGCCTATGATATAGCCATTAAAGGTGGCTTTATGCAAATAGATGAAGTGCGCTATAAAGAGAATTTAGTCCCATTAAATCTAAATTGGTTGAAATTGGGCTTACAAGATGTGCTTTATTTCCCTGATTCGGAGGAAATATATACACCGAACACAAATAAATTAGCCAAAATGGGCGAAGAAATTCAAACTGAGGCGAGTTTGCCAAATGTGCCGAATGGGGGTGTAGCGAATGAAAAAGGTATTTCAAATAACGCTGGATCTAGTAAAGAATCTGGAAATCCCGAAGATCCAAATAAAGGAAAGTGACCTAGATTCTATTCAATTCGTCTTTAAAATTTTAAATAACAATATAGTTGCTAATTTAACAGGCGCAACCGTTCAATTAGCCGTAAAAAAACCTTCTCTTTTAACTTCTTATGAAAATTGTACAGTAACGGATGCAGTAAACGGTATATGCGAAGTCGTTTTGTCCAATCAAAGTTATTTAGAAATCGGTACGCATGTAGGCGAATTATATATTACGCAAAGCGAAGAAGTAAGCGTTACCAATTCGTTCGAATACACCTCTTTAGATGCAATTATGTCGGACGATACCTTACAAAGCGAAAATAATTGGCAAGCGCTTCATGATTTCTTAATTGCAAACGCTCAAAGACCCGTATTAGGCGAAGGAGATCCAAATGGAGTTGTCATTTCTGATTTTGAAGGACAATTTTATTTAGATACCTTAAACGATTTTATGTATTTCGCCCAAAATGAAGGACTTTTAGATTGGTTGCCTTTGATGGGCGGTTCAGAAGTCGCACCTGTTAGTTGGACTAGTATTCTTGACAAGCCTTTATCCTTTACACCCAGCATACATAATCATGAAATGGCTGATGTAAATGGACTTAGTGGGGCGCTATCGGGAAAATCAGATACAACCCATAATCATAGTGGGACATACTATCCAGCAAACGGCGGAAATATTAACGGTTCAATAACTGTTACAAATAAAGGCGATTTGCTTAATCAATTACGTTTTAACACAGATCGACCATGGACTTTTAAACAAAAAGGCACGGTTTCTACTGCGGAATTAATTTTAACACCAGACGCTAATTCAAAAACATTCAGAATTACATCACCTTTATTAACAGATGCTTTAGAAGTAAGAGCAGATGATGTAGGAGCAAATGCTTATATTAATTCGCCTAATATTAAAGAAAATGGCGTTTTTTTAAATCAAAAATATGCACAATCCACTACAGGCGCTTTATCTATTTGGAAAGGCACACAAGCAAGTTATAACGCCATCGGAACAAAAGATGCAAATACACTATACTTCATAACAGGGTGATGCAATGACTACAGGCGTATTGCCTTTTAGTGATCTAAAAATCAAAGTAAATTTGAATACAGGTTTTTTTGAAACAAGTGGAATAACCGAAAACGCTCAAATGGCAGTAACAAGTGGTAATCATGATGACGCTGGGCTTTCAATAGGGAATCTGCAATATAATTTCGGTCCAGCTGACCGAGCGCAAGAATGGTTTAAATATATGATTGATAATCATGTTTCAGTCGTCAATTCTGCATTTGGGGCGAATACGACAGAACTTGCCACATTTAAAAACGTGATCAATACCTACACAAGAGCGAATAGAATCACTTGGGGCGATTCTATTTCGGCTTTAGTGAATGGAGAAAAAAGAGCCTTAATAGAGCCTTATAAATCAGCTTTTGCCACGATGCTTACAAGTACAGAAGGAAAAGCTAAATATTATTCTATGAGTGATGCTTATTATTGGACACCTTCTTACGAACTTTTTAGGCATCTTTCGTGTAAATCGAGATTTTCAATCGCAAGCCTTTTCGATGTTTATGTAAATAAAGGGCGATATTATCCTGTAAATTTATTGGTAGCTGATTTTGACGCTATCGATGCGAATGGTGCGATCGATGCGATCGAAAAAGAAAGACAAAAAAATTATGCGATTAATTACAGAGGAAATTATGATAATGCCGTTAAACCTACCGAAAATGCTTGGGGTGGTATAGATCAAATCACTTTTTGGCACGGGGACGGAGTAGATGATGGTCGTAGGGGTTGTATGGCGAATCAAGAAGGAAACTATTACGGCACTATTTACGCCCCAGAAACAAATTTTGACATAAACCAAGAGCCAGCAACAGATGAAAAAGTTGGAAGTACTCCGATCAATGTCAATTTGGGCGAAATAGCAGTTGATAATATTTTTTTAGGTACTACGCAAGTCTCAAAGCTTTATCTTGGGACAACTTTAATCGGTGGCGGTGAAGTTTCGCCTGTAACATCAAGCAGAGTCCCAAAAACTCAATTCAGAACAAATGCTGGTAGTTATGCTGGAATACCCGATCAAACAAAGGTTACGTTAAATTCGGGCGATCCTCTTTGGATCGATTGTCAAGAGCCGTTTGTTGGTTGTCGAACATATTACACGAAAGACGGCAGTACGCCCACAACGTCCTCAGCGCTTTATAGCGAGGCATTAACGTTTACGGGGTCTTGTACCCTTAAAACATTAACTGTGAGCGTTTTTGGTATAGCAGAAGCCGTAAAAACATTAGCAGTAACAGTAAATCCAATTATCACTTCATGGAGATATTTAAAAATTCAAGGATACGGAACATCAATAGATACAACGACACGCCTAATAGAATTTGAAGCGTGGCACGGTGCTACAAACCGAATGACATTGGCAACAATCCTTTCAAATGATGCGATTAGTACAGGTTCGACCGATGTAAATACGATTAAAGATGGCGTGAAAACGATAGGAACAAATACTTATCCGATTTGGTGGTCAGCCGTTCCGAATGCAAATGTAGTAATCGATTTGGGCGATTGGTACGCATTAACAAAGTTAAATTATTATAGCTATTCGACAGATGTGGATCAACGGCAAAATCGTTTTAAAGTATTCGCCTCTACTACAAATAATGGCACAGATTGGGTGCTTTTATGGGATATGTCAGCGAATACGACACCACAACCTGTTTTACCAAATGGGTATGAAAAAACGTTATAAAAAAGGAGTTTTAACATGACAGAAGCAAAATTAATTCCATTTAAAATCGAATCAATTCAGAGTGTTTCGACCGAAATCCCTTACGGAGTTCGACAAATCAATGCTCCTAAGCTTTGGGACAAAGGCGAAACGGGCGAAGGTATAGTTGTAGCGATTTTAGATACAGGAATTGATATGGATCATCCAGATCTTAAAAAGAATATTATAGGCGGTTTTAATTTCACAGGCGAAGGACGAAAAGATGATTATTCCGACCGAAATGGTCACGGGACACATGTAGCTGGTACGATAGCTGGGGTTTCGAATGATTCGGGTGTTGTAGGAGTTGCCCCAGATGCTAAATTGTTAATTTGTAAAGTGCTGAATGGAAAAGGTAGTGGCTCTTATCAAGGAATCATCAAAGGAATCAAATTCGCCTCTAATTGGATAGGTCAAAATGGCGAAAGAGTACGAGTCATAAATATGTCACTAGGAGGTTCAGTAGATGACCCGAAATTATACGAAGCAATTTTGGAGGCGGTCTCGAAGGGGATTCTTATCATCGTCGCAAGTGGGAACGAGGGAGATGCAGATGAGAGTACTATGGAGTATAGTTACCCTAGTCTCTACAATGAGTGCATTACGGTATCGGCGTGCGATGAGAACAGGGATCTTGCGCCTTTCTCAAACAATTCGCTCGAAGTGGACTGCATCTCGGCTGGAGTAGATGTAATGTCGACTTATCCAAAAAGTCAATATGCCCGATTATCTGGTACGTCAATGGCAACGCCTCACATTACAGGCGCAATTGCTTTGATTATTAAATATGGCGAAAAGCAGTTCAAAAGAACTTTAACGGAG